ATTACATAGTCGGAGTAATTAAACAATCTTAAGAAATCTTTTTCAGTACCACCTTCTCCTAATTTATCAATATTCTTAGCATACTTAGCAATGTTTACCAGTGGTAGAGGAAGTTTGGTAGGAGTTAATGATAATTCAGTTACTCTTAATATTAATTTCTGAGTTAATTCAGCTTTCTTTTTAGGGTCCTTTGTTTTTTCTGCTCGAGTATATAAGTTAGTTATTTCCGTCATTACATTTAATGGAGCTAATGATTTAGTAGTACCAGCCCATGGTTTATCTTGAGCGGCATCAGCTATCATACCTATCACATCTCCTGCGATAAATAACGCATTGAAGTTTCCAATAATTGCAGCTCTTAATAAATCTTCTTTTTCTTCATCCTCTAAATCTCCTAAGTCTGGGAAACCAAGAGCAACAAACTGGAAGAACATAGGCATAATAGTATGGTACATAGCTAACTGTCTAATATTTTCACCTAAAGTTCCATGTCCTGCATTTTTATCAAAAGCTTTTAACTTACGATATAAATTTCTCATAGCTCCAAATTCTTTTCTTAAGTATTGTTTAGGAGTAGTTAAGAACATATTAAAAGAACGAATGATAGGATCAGCTGTTTGATAAAAATCTTTATCTTGTAAATCTGCTGATTGCTGAGTGTTTTTAGTGTCATCTTCAAACTTTCTAATAGCATGATCAATCGCCTGTTGCTCAGTAGCAGTTGGATTTTTCTTCTGGAACTCAGCTTTATAATAAGAGTAGTTAGGACTTCCTCCTAAAAATATAGCGCCTAAATCTCCATACTTTACAGGAGCCATCATTAATTTTATTATAAAATTATCAGAAGGGTTAAACTCCAGATTACCCATAGCGGTATAACTTTCTATAACACTTTGTATTCTTTCGGAAGCTCTGTCTTGTACATAAACAGAGTTGTTCCATATCTCTTTATATACTTTTATAGCTTCTCTTTTATTCTTAGCGGCATACTTTATATAATTTACAAATCCAATATCATTTGCATAAGTAATAAAAGAAGTCATTTGTTTTAAGAAAATAGTAGGGTTAGCACCAAGTCTTGCTGATATAAACATATTATTAATAGCATTAATAAATTTACCACGCGCTGCATTATTAATACCTCTTCTTGCTATTTTTTCTATAGAACTTCTAATTAGAAGTAAAGTTCCTTCTCCATTATTATCTTCAATAGCTTGAGCAATTAATGGATCATCAAACATTTTATTTACATCTCTTACTGCTTCTGCATGAGATGCAAACCACTCCATATCTGTAATGTAAGTAAGCATTACGTCCATCATATCCATCTTAGTGATAGGCTTAGTATTAGCTCTTCTTACTTTAGTTGAAGCCGCAGACACTTGATTGTTAGATTTAATATCTGTTCCTAATAAGTCTAAAGGATTAGGTACATTGGCTTCCCTGTAAATTCTACCAGCATACTTATCATTCCAAGGTAGATTGGTTCTATAAATAGCTTTATATGTTTTATTATAATGGTCATATAAAGAAGGATAAAATTCTTCTACTAACCAGTCTCCTATCTCCTTGGTTTTAGGATCAACTTTTTCCATAAGACCATCCATAATACGTTTATGATCTTCCCCAAAGAAAGGGTTGTCAGGATTAGCAAACGAAGGAAGGTTAGCCGGGTCTTGGTATTGCTGCCATTGATAAAGTATCTCGCTTTGACTCATGATAATTTCATTATCTGTTATAACTTTATTGAGATTCTTTTTATTTTTTCTACTTGGATCCGTATCATATTTTTCTTGCGCTTTTTTAACTTCAGCAGGGTCAATATAAATTCCAGTATTAATAGGCTTTCTCATATTGGTAACTGCCGACTTCCATTTTTTACCAAACACTTCTTGTAATTTAGTTTCAATATTTTGGCGATTACCTTTCATTCTGGCCTTATATACTCTTAAGCTTTCATTAAACTTATTGTATACCATCTTACGAACTTTACCTCCTATCAAATCTCCAGGCAATTTGTCAATTATATTCATTAACCCAGATAAACTTTCGCTTGCTTTTACGAATGAGTTTAACGCTAAGTCTATCGACCTCATAGCTTTTTTAAATAAGCTATCTGTTTCACGTCTGGCTTTTCTTCTGGTTCTCTTTCCTTGTGTTTTTTTTGCTTTAGCTACTTGCTCTGGGTCACTCATATCTACTTTATCTCCAGTTACCGCCTCATAGATAGTCTCCTTATTATCCATGTATCTTTTATGATCCTTTTTAAGTTGTGCTTTAAATAATTCTTTTCCTCTACCTACTACTTCAGTTAGGAGTTGAGCTACCTCATTTAAACTTTGCACTTTATTTACATCAGTGTTCTCCATTAAGGTAGCGTTATTAAGATTGATTAAGATTTTTATATCTATTAATCTACTTAAATCACCCTCACTTAATTGTTCTGACTTATTAGTTATCTCGTTAAACTCTTGGTTGAGCTCTAAGTTTCTTTTAACTACATCATCAGCCACCATACTATCAGTAACCATATCTTTCTTTAAAGCTTTCAGTCTATCATTTACATCTACTGATATCTTCTTCCCTTTCTCTCTACCGCTTTCTACTTTCTCGTACTGATCATTTAATAGTTTATCAATAGTTGTTTCTAAATCAGCTACTTGTATAGTAGTAATTTTATCTATTACCTTTTGTATAAGGTTGTCTATATTAGCTTCCGTTGCATTAGTAACATCAGATATTAAAGTAGTTATTTCCCCTTTAGTATATAGCTTTGCTGGTAAAGATCTTCTAATAAAGTTTCTTAATTTAGACTGAACAGCTTTTAATTCTTTAGCTCCTCGCTTAGTATCTTTTAATGATTGTCTTAGGGCTCTAAGCTTTAAGTTAGTATTTTTCATTGGCCGAACTCCTAAAGATTTTTGCATACCTACAATCATTTCTTTTTGAAGAGTAGATAATGCTTTTCTTTTTGGGTCGGCTTGATTTTTAAACAATTTGCTTTCTTCTAAAAACTGTACAGCTTTATCAAAAGTTGCTGCGTCAGTAGCTTTATTTTTTATTTGCCACTTCTTAGATTTCTCTATGATGTCAGTATAAAGTTTAACACCTTCATTCATTCCCTCTTTTATATTAGTAAATGCTTCAGGAATATTAGAGAATATATCGACAGGAACTTTAAGTAAATCGACTACATCTTTAACTTTCATTTTCTTTACTCTAACTAAGTAGTCTTTAATAGCTGGTCCTCTAAAGTTATTGGCTCTGGCAATAGTAATTATTTCTACCGCATCCATATCTGTGGTTAACACGTCTGCCACTTGTTGCCTTTGCTGAGACATTCTAAATAAATTACCATCTGGTTTTATAATACCATAACCATAAGGTTTAGTTGGTGGTCCATATGTTTTTAAACTATATCCTAATTCTTTTAGTATTCTATTAAGAGCTTGAGGATTAGATAATGTTCCTGGTAAAAAATTCTTTTTGTTAATACCACTTTGTTGTGCTAAGGACCTTATCCTTTGTAGGGTATTTTTAACAGCAGGGGTATCTTCAATTAATCTTATCTTTCTAAATCCTCTTATAGTATCTAATTGATTCACAAACTTCTCTTTCCCATCTATTACAGTCCTTGCGTCAGGCTGTTTGTTATACACATCTCTCTCCATAGTTACCTCTACTAATGGTTTCTGATATTGACTTAAGCCATCAATATCTTTTATAGTAACCGCTTTCCTTGGGATATTAATAAACCTACCACCATATCCTTTAGTCAAGAATGTAACTCCTGAAGCATCATCTTTATATACTCTTTGCTTCTCTACATTAAACACTACTTTCTGCTGACGTTGTTTAGTAGTTTTTTTCTTTTCAGTTACTTTAGAGTCAGTCTTTTTTACTTTACCTTCCACCACACTTACATTTCTTACCGCATAAGGCTTACCAGATTTTTGAATTAATACTTCTCCGCCTGGCTGTCTATTTTTTAATAAATGTAAGATAGGTTTACCACCATCTTTTAATGATATATGAAATGGATAACTTGGATGCGAGTCTTCTTTTACTTCTACTTCATTATTAACTTCTATTACCGCATACACATCCCCTACATTTAGACCTTTAGTTAATTTTTCTGCAGCAATACGAGCAATTAAATCTACAAGAGATTGAGATCCAAATTTTGTTTCCCCTTTAGTTACTGACCTTTTAATATCTCCACCTAAAAATTTTGCTATAGCTTGTTGACTTGGTTTATCTAATGTTTTAGCAATCTCACCAACTATATCTTTAACAACAAAACCTCTCTTTTCAAAAGTTGTTGTAGTAGGATCAGTAAAATAATTAGCTATATCAGTTTTTAAATCTTTTGCACTTTGTCGCAAATCAATTACACCTCCTGCTTTTTTTACAGCTGAAGATACGGCACTTCTAAAAATAGATGCTGCAATTAAATTATTATCTAACATGGTGTTAAGTATAGATAATGTAGAGTTAACTCCAGAAGCACTACTAACTAACTTAGCATCAGTACCTTTAGTTAAAACTAAATATGATTTACCATTATTATTTTTTAATTGTTTATTTAAACTATTTGCTATTGTATTAGCAGTTCCTTTTTTACCGGAAGCCCAAACATCTCCAAACTTAGTTACAAAAAACACACCTCCTTCTCCTTCAAAAATTACCTTTCCTTTATATTTAATTTCTCCCGCTAACATATCATCAGGAGCAGTTATAGTTACTTCAGAATCCTCAATAAAAGAAATGTCTTTGGGCTCAGTAATTAAACCTTTTTTAATCATATCAGCTACGCTTTCTTGCTGAGTATATGTTACTTCAAAGTCTCCTACCTGATTTTTTTGTAAAGTTGAGGCAGGGTTGTCTACTTGCTGACCCCCTTCAAACGCATCTAATTGCGTTACCTCTTCAGTAGCAATCTCTGTTCCTTCTTTAACTTTCTTACTAATAGTATTTAATAAATCTAAGACATCTGCATCTGTATCAATAGCTACTTCTATCTTTAACATTTTAGCTACTTTCTCAAACCATCTACGTACAATACTTTTCTCTGGTGCAGATAGGGATGGATAGTTGTCGGCTAATATGCCAACCAACTCCGAAAGATATTCTTCGTTTTGGAAGTTATCATACTTAGCTGCAAAGTCATCTAACTGTTTGATTAATTTTTTATCTTTTACTTTTCTCTTAACAGATTTCACCATCCTATCTGTAACCTCAGCTATCCTAATATCAGTTCCATACTTGTTATATAACACCGCATGAAACACCTCATGAGCTATGGTTTTATTATTAGCCAAAGGCATATTAATATGAATGGTATTAGTACCTGGATCAAAAGTTCCTCTGGTATTTTTAACATCCGCATATTTATTGTAAGCTTCTTGAGATCTATGAACCACTACCTTAGTGTCAGGTAAGATTTTAGTTATTGCTTTAACTGCTTTAGTAGCTAAGTTAATTATCTTATTCTCATGCTGATCTACTGTAGTGTTAGGATTTTCTTTAGTAAATACGTCAGAATTATAATGACCATCATTCTCGGTAGTAGTTTTTTCAGTAACCGTAAGATTATCATTTACTATTTGTCCAGGAGTTTCATCTACTATTTCATTAGTAGTTACTTCTGTTTCTTCAGTAACAACATCATTATCATTAAGGAAAGATTCTAAGTCTCTTGACTCAGTATCTATTTCCTCCTGCGTTGGCGCGTCAACATCGGTTTGTTCTTCTTGGATACTCTCTTCGGTAATGGTTGTCTGGGTGTTTCCATCTCCCACTGTTGCGCTATCTTCGGTTTGTTCTTGTACATCCACGCTCTCTGTGCTTGACTCTTGAATGGCATCTTGTTTAGTTTTAAGTTCTTGTTTTCTTTTGGCTACTGCTTTTTTGTTTGCTATATTTTCAAACCCTTCTATTGTTTCTATATTAGTGATATCAGCTCCTTCTTCAGCTACATTTAACTCAATAATTTTTTCATTAGTTATATCATTATCTTTAGCCAAAGTTTCTGTCTGAAAAGTATCTCCTTCAGCATCTTTATACCTTAAAATCCTACTACCATCTTTAGCTGTTGTAACTTCTACTGTCACTTTATTACCATCATCATTAATGGTTTCGTAAGTTTCTCTTTTTACAGCGTCTGAGTCTTGAGTAGCTAATTCATCTTCAGTTACTTCTACCTCTTCTGTTACTTCCTGGTCCATGATAGCGTCAATCTTTGCATCAATCTCAGATAATTTTTTCTTTCCTGCTCTTGTTGTGTTTCCTTGTAATGCTTGTTTCTCTCTTTCTAAAGCTGTGAGTTCTGCAATAGCAGTCTCATCTGTAATTCCTGCTTCTTTTAATTGGTTTATGATAGCAGATTCTTGTACTAACTTAGTCTTTCTTGCTTTAGCAATTGCTTTTAACTCAGGATCATTTACAATCTCTATATCCATTGCAGCAAAAGCCTTGTCATCAGGAGTGTTAATCATTTCCACCATAGTCTTTCTATCGACTACCCCCATAGTACCTTTGTTGTTTATTTTATAAACAGGCTTGGCTAATTGAGTACCATATAGATAAGTTATAGGAGTAGTAGATGTTCCTGCTATTCCCTCAAAACCAATCTCTTTAATATCCATGTCTTGTCCTACTGCTGCTCGAGCTGCCGCCTCACCTGTAGAACCCCCTACAGCTTCTACTCCAGCTGCTGCTAAAATCCTTGCTCCCTTCTTAGCTCCTGTCTTTGCCATACCACCTACTAATTTTCCACCAAGTCCTGCAGCATATCTATCTACAATACCTATAATAGCTCCTCTACCTGCTGACTTAGCACGTATACGACTCATAGCCTCAGGGTCATTAAGAACCTTTCTAATATCTTCTTTAGTAAACTTTAATCCTTTTTCTTCTAACTCTTCATTTAAGAACTCAGCAAAAGATAAGCCTGTTTCTAAGGTAGCACCTGCTGCTCCCATAGCAAATGGTATACTGGCAACAGCTCCTGCTGCTGCACCTAAAGGTCCTGCTCCAGATCCTGATAAAGCAAATCCTCCGGTGGTTGCGCCAGCTGCAGCTAATGATGCTGGGTTTAGCATAGCTGAAATAGAACTAACAAATAATTGAGGGGCAACAGTTGGGCTTTCTAATAATCCTTTTAAGAAACCATATATACCACCACCCGACTGTTCAAATACTTTATCAAAATCCTTCATCTCATCAGATGGTCCACTGGATGTCATCACATTATGAGCCGCTATAAAATCTTCAATGTCTGAATCGGAAGCACTCTTCCCTTTACCAAATATCTCTAAGGAGTCATCTACTAAACCGGCTTGGCCTTGGCCTTGAGATCCAGCTCGATACATATCTCCAAAAAAATCAGTGAACTCATTCTTTCCAAACGTTCTTTCAAGAGCTGTGTTTTTTTCTCCAGGAGTAAGACCTTGCAATTCTTCTTCAGTAAGATCTGTAGATGCTTCTAAATTAATATAACTGGCTGTGTCTTCTACTTGGTCTGGAAGGGTTTCTATTTGTGTTTGATCTTCTTCAACAACCTCTTCAGTAACTACTTGAGGTTGTTCAGGAGTTTCGGGAGACAAAGGCACCGATGTACCAGGTTCTTCCACCACCTCTGTATCTGATTCCATAACTTCCTCTTGAGAAGAAAATTGTGAATCGTCTTTTTTTTTTAATATAAAATCATCTACTGTTCCTATATCATAACCCTCTTGCTCAAAAAAGTTAAAAAGCTCTACTCTTTTTTCTTCATTTTGCAAGGCTTCTAAAAACCCCTGCTCATCTCCCAAGTCATATCCTTCTTCATTAAAAAAACTATATAACTCTAATGCTTTAGCTTCATCCATAATTATTTACTTAGTGGGGTTTGTTTTTTTTCTGATGGTGCTTGAGTTTCTTCTACAACCTCTTCTTTATCTTTATCACCAGAAGCAAACTGCGACTTACCAGTGTTTGCTCTTTGTACCTCTCTTTGTATTGCTTCTCTTACTGCTTGTGCTATACCTGCGGTTCCTCCTGTTTTACCTTCAGCAAATACATCGGTATATTTTACTTCTTCTTCACCAACCGTTATCTTAATTGCATTATTAGAAACACCCCCACCTTTACCTACTTGAACTTTAATCTCTCCTCCGTTTTTAGTATAGAAGTCTTTTAACCCTTGTGGAATAAAGTTAGGGGACTCTAATAAATTTGTAAATCCTTTCTGTATATCTGCTTCTCCATCCGAAGAGAACCCAAACTCTTCCAGGCTACTACCCAGATTTCCTCCTGACTCTGTGTCAAAAAACTGATCATAAGTAATTTTACTATCTCCCACTACAACCATATCTCCAGGAAGATTGTATTTGATTTCATCAGCAGCCACTGTACTTTGAGCTCCTCCTTCTCCTATATTTTTTCCTACATCATTACGCTCCTTCCACTCATCATAAGTTCCTTCTGCTTCTACTAACTTATAAATCTCTCTATTTAACTCATCAGTAGTTTTTAATTTTCCTTCTTTATCTTTAACATCAATATTTTTTGATACCTTTCCTTTTATCTTAACATTAAATGAAGTAACTACATTATTATCATCTACCACTCTTTCAATGTCTTCTATTTTTTCAGAACTACTTATTAAATCTGCTGCTGCCGCTTCTGCCGCTGTAGCATCTCCTGTTACTAATAAATTAACACTTTGTCCTGAAGCATCTATTCTTTTATCTTTATCTCCTTTTGCAATAGAAGCAGCAGATGGTTGTGCTGGTTGATAAGAACTTTCTTTCATTGTTTCCTTACGGTCTAAAGCTCCTCTAATAGATTTCTTTATATAATCTCGAGCTATGGTTTCTTGACCTTCGGTTATAGCCGGCTCTACTACTACACCATTTTCTTTATAACCCATTACAATAATAGGGTTCTCAGATGGTTCAGCATTTGGATTATCTTTTAACCACTTATCAAATTCTTCTTGGTCTCCTCCTCTAAATGCTTCTTTATATTTATTTTTAACTCCACTGTCTGCCAATATACTACCTACCGAAAAAGCTCCTTGAGAATTAAGAATTTCATTAGCTTTATCTGTTATGTATTCATCAGCATCCTCCGTTTGCATAAAATCCTCAATAGTAACTACTGCTCTTGAACTCCCATCTTTACCCATTGTTGTAGCATTTCCAGCAAGGATATATGTTCCTAACTCATCTACGGAAGATTTTACAAATTCACCTACATTTACTTTGTTAATCTCTTGCTTACTAATAGCAGTCATTCTGTTAATACTAATTAAGTCATCTGGTCCTGTTAGTAAATTCCCATCCTCATCTATCCTACCAAATGCTAAATTCCCTGTATCAGGATTAGTAACTAATTGTAAATTTTTAAGATTACCAAAAGACTCCATTCGCTCCCCTAAGTATTGTTCTAAAGAACTTGATTCTCCGGACTCCATTCTCTCTGTATACCTTTGAAAATCTGAATCCCAACTCTTAGCATTCTTTTGAAACTGAGTAAACCCTGAGCTTATATTTTGTTTTAATTTCTGAAAGTCTTGAGGCCTAAGCTCTCCTCTTTTCATTTTTTGTTCTGCTTCATATATAGCGTTAGCCGCTGAATTAGACCCATCAATAGTCATATCCATTAAGGTCTTATTGTCCATCTGATCCAGAGCATTAAGCTTATCTATGTTAGCTTTAGTATCTGCATCTATCTCATCCTTTCTCCTTTGTCTATCGGTAGCTACCTTTGAAAAAGCATCACTGATAACCTTGGCTTGTTTTCCCCAATCAACTCTTGATCCCTCTTTAGGAGCTACATAAGTATCAAAATCTATATTTCTTTTTGTTTTACTTGGATCTATTGCCATATCTATATCTTAATATTTTATTATCTATGAGTAAGGATTAACCGGTGGCGTAAACGAATTAAACCCTCCGCTGTAATCTCCAGCCCCCGGGATATCAAACATTGAACCGGTTGGTGTCATAACAGGGACCGTTAAAGGAGCACCACTGGCACTGGTGCCTTCAGGAACTTTCATTTTCATATCAGGTTTAGCCGTTGTTGCCGCTCCTGGTTTTCCACCACCTGGATATAATTTAGCCATAGATCCTATTCCTCCAACTACTCCCGCTATTCCTTGTATTCCTTGTGATATACCCGCAGCTTGAGCAGCTTTAGATTCAGCGGCAATTTGATTTTGTTGTTTAGCTTCAGCAACATCCATCTCTATGAGCTGTTGGTTTATAGCATCTTTAGAGGTAGCTTTCATTTGGTCTAACTCAGATATGTCTTTTCCCATAGCTATACGAGTTTGCTCGGCTTGATCAGCTGAAGTTGCACCTACTCTACCTACACCAGCGGCTAATGCTCTGGCATCCCCCTCTTGAAGAGCTTCTGTACTTTGTTGAGCTACTGCTAAATTGTTTTCAAATTCTGCCTCATAAGAATCTAAAGGAACTGCTAATCCTTCATAAAAATCTGTTTCTGCTTTTGCTTTTGCAGATTTCATTGCTTTTGATGCTGCCTCTGAAGCCGCCGCTGCATCTCTTTTTGCTCTTGATGCTGCACTAAAACCTTGAACCGCTCCAACTCCTGCTGATGCTATACCTACTACTGCTGCTGTTACTGCTGCCATATTATATTGTTTTAATCATTTCATGGGTGTAAGAGTTACCCTCTACAA